TATTTCAAGTATTACGATCGGCGCCCGGACCGTTTGTTTGTCTCAATGACAATCGACCCCGCCATATCCGAGAAGCAGTCCGCCGACTACTTTTCCATTAACGTCTCCGGGATGGACGAGCATTACAAGATTTATGTCTTGGACACCATCAAAGGCCATTGGAAAGTAGCTGAGTCTATCGACAACATCTTCACCACCTACCAGAAATGGCACCCGAACGTGATTGGCTTAGAAACGGTTGCCTACCAAAAGGCGCTTAAGAGTTGGTTGGAAGAAAAGATGAGAGAGCGCGGGATCTACTTTCCCATTACCGAACTCCAGCGGTCCACTAACGAATCCAAAGAGTTTCGCATTAAAGCGCTCGAACCCTTTTACCGAGACGGACTCGTTTTTCATGCGCCTTGGATGAAATCCTTAGAGACCGAACTTTTGCAGTTTCCTAAAGGAAAGCACGACGACGAAATTGATGCTTTAGCCTCCCAACTGGATTTGTTGATGCCTGGCGATACTCAAGCGGCAGAAGGCATTCCGGCCGGCAGTTGGGAAGCCGCTTTTCAAGACGCCCGAAAGTTTAACCGACCATACGACGATTTTTTCCGTGAGGTAGCCAATGGCTGATAACGCCATCTCATCGCTTAAAGAACCGCAGCAAGTCCAGAAATGGCAAGACCGTATTTCGGTCTCGCGGCGGTGGCGGGACCAGGTCTCGCAGGAAAACAACTGGGAAAACCTTTTGGAAGAGATAAAAGGCAAATACGATGTTGTTCTGGGGAATATTCAAGTTCCTCCGATTAATGAGATGTTTGCTTACAAAGATTCGACTCTGGCAAACCTTTACTACAAAGACCCGTTTCTGGCGGTAAACGCCAAGAAAAACGCCACCATTTTGTCGGCCTATATTTTGGAAGCCGGCGTCAATCACCTGTGGAGTGAACTTAAACTTAAAGCCGATATCGAACTGGAGATTACCGACGGTCTCTTTGTTGGACATGCTTGGAACAAAGTCGGTAATAATACCAAGACCTCCGGGTCCGGCGACCTCCTTAAAATCATCGAAGATTCCATCTATGCCAACCGCGTGTCGTGGCGAGACATGTACATGAACGTCGGCTGTAAAAACCCGCCCAAGGACAATATCTGGCTCTGTCAAAGGATTTACCGGCCGACGGATGATGTCAAGAAAGATTATCCGAAACTGGCCAAGAGGTTAACCGGAGCAAGTTATCCGTCTATCGATATCAAGTACATGAAAAACATCCTCTACAAAGAGGATTTTAATTACACCGCCATCTACGAAGTCTGGGACGCCCACGAGCGAAAAATCTATACCTTGGCCGACGAAGTAAACGACCGCTATTTGGAAGACCCGAAGGATTGGCCGGATTATTTAGACGAGTTCCCCTACCAGTTCCTTTCATTCCACAACATCCCGGACGAACCATACCCACAGTCGGATGTGGCGCCCTGGGAACCGCAAGTCAAAGAAAAGATCAAACTGTTCACCATGATGCTGAACTTTGCCAAACGCTGGAATCGGCAGATGCTCATGCGGAAAGGTTTGATGGGTCTGCAAGAAATCGACAAATTTGAAAAGGGGATCGAAGGATCGATTCTCGTGGCCTCGACCACAGGCGACATTCAGCAGGCGACCAAGATGTTGGATTGGGGATCGATGCCACCGGATTTCTTTATGTTGGTGGATCGCTTGGATGCCTTAATCGACCGCATTCGCGGCCAGTCTCAGTTTATGCAAGGCGGCGTCACCAAAACGTCCACCCGGACTGAAGGCGAGCTTCAACTCATTAAAGGCGGGGCAGACGCCCGGACCGACCGGAAACAAGACCGCATTGAAACCCACTGTGAAAACATCGCTCGTCATTTAATTATGCAAATGAAAGCCAATTTCGATGTGCCGTATATCGCCAAGATTACCGGCAAAGAACCGCCCGAGATCATTCAGGCGTTTAAAGATCAAGGCATCTACGACCCTGCTTCTCAGACCATCAAATTCGACAAGAGCGCTATTCAAGGGGATTTCGATGTATCGGTGAAAGCAGGGTCTACGTTGCCGCTCGATAAAGGTACGCGTGACAAGATTTTGAACTCGGTCTACCAAATGTCGATCCCCTTGGCGCAAGCGCCGTCCGTGCCTCCTTTTATTGCCGAAATCGTAAAAGAACTCTTAAAGGACTACGAGATTAAAGGCCTAGAAGCCGCCTTCGATCAACAGCAGAAAGAGGCTCAACAGAAGTCCGAAATGGAAGCTCAGCAAGTGGGGGTTAACGATCAAAAGACGATGGCCGAAACCGCCAAACGCAATGCCCAGGCCCAAAACGTCCAGATCGACACGCTCATTAAAGGCGTGCAAGCCACTGGCAAAGCGACCGGGGTTTTAAATCCCGAGGAATCGCTTACATGAGCTGGATATGCCGAGGATGCAACCGAGAATCCACGCATATCCGAACGTTCGTCGAAGGCGATGGGTTTATCGATATTTGTGACCACCCGGACTGCGGCAATTTGTCGTCTATGGACGCGAGCATCCCAGACGTGTTTTGGAATGGTCGTCCGTATTATTCTGAAGCTCTTGACGTGGAGTTTACGAGTCGCGGCCAAAAAGCGCGGGTCATGAAGGAAAAAGGCGTCTCTGAACTTGGCAACACCCGGCTTGGCGAAAAGACTTGGATGGAAGGAAGCCGCGATTTTAGACGTAAGCAGTTTGAGAAAGATCGGCCGATGATCCGCGAAAATTATAGAAGGTATCTGGAACGTGCCAAGCGTGAGCGATAAACAGAGAACGCTTTTTGCGATCGCCGAGTCGATCAAAAAGGGAAAAACCAAGAAATCCTATAGTCCGGAAGCCGCGCGTATTGCCAAAAGTCTATCGCTACCAAAGATCCGGGAGTTTTCCGGAAAGGTGCAATCATGAAAAATGACAGTCATCCGCTCTTGCAGGCTTTAAAGAAACGCGGGAAATCCGAAGAGTCCGCCTTTACGTTACCGGAACCCGACCGGCTCTTTCAACTTAAGAAAGAAGATATCCCCGCCGGGCGTACCTTTGATGCCGGCGACAATGCCAAATTTGCCATTCACGGCAAGATCAAATCTATCCATGACGATGGGACCCTCATGATGCACGTACACAAAGTCGAACACCAGGCTGATCCGGAATTTTCGGACGCGCCCAAAGAACCGATTGTCGTGACTCAAGAAAGCCACACGCCGTAAAGGAGAAACACTATGTCCGAAACCGCAGTAGCGAGCCCGACACCTGAAACGCAGATGGCGACCCCGGTAGCGACATCGGAACCCGTCTCCAGCGAAACAGGTACGGCTCAAACTAACGGGAGCGAAGCGGCGGGGGCCGCACCTTCCGAAGAGACATTTTATAGCGGCGATCCTAATAGCCTCCCGCCTGAACTTAAGCAGGCGTATACGAACATGCTTAAGGATTACAAGAATAAAACCATGTCCATTGCGGACGTGCGGAAAAAGGCCGAACTCTACGACAGCGTTTCTAAGGATCAACGATTCGTTGATTATTGGAAAGGGCTCAATCAGTCGCAGAAGGCCGAGTATAAGGAACAGAAGGCGGAAGTCGAAAAGAAACTGGGAGAGAAAATATCCGACGAGGATTTTACGAAAGCGTTTAACTCGAAAGATGATTTCCTCTCGTTTTTTGAGAAAGCCGTTCAGGAAGTGGCCGGCAAAGATCGCAAGAAAATTGAGAAGTTGGAACAACAACTCTCAGTTAAAGAAGCTGCCGATGTGGTGGAATCTTTTGCGACGGAAATCGATAAAAAGACGGGCCAACCCGCCCGTCCTGATTTCTATGCCTTAGACGAAGATCAGCTCATTACGGGCTATTTGAATGTGAACCCTCCGGAGAACACCACTCAAGAGGCGTATGTTCAAAAGCTCAATGAAGCCTACGGATGGGCGAAAGCTGTTTCCCAGAAGTATTACGAAAAGGGAAGAGCCGAAGCGCTCCAGATCATTCAGAAAAAAGCCGCAAACTCAACGGAACCTCCAACGACGTCTTCCAAGGGCGCCTATACGGGTCCTAAGATTCCGTCCGTGCGTGAAGCAATTGAACTGGCGAAAAAAGGTCAACGCGTTGTACGCGATGACTAAGACTTTCTAGGAGGCCTAAAATGGCTGCACCATTGACACAAAGCTATGGCCCAGGGAATGTCGACGAACTCTTAACAACGAGTTTGGTCAACATGATTCCTGGCATCCGAGACAACATCTTTAAGTCCAACCCGGTCTTTAACTGGCTCTACCAGGGTAAAGGCGGCGGCAAGATGCGAAAGAAAGGCGGCGTGTCACTCTCGCACGCAGAAATGTATGCTAAGAACACGACAGCCTTG